GTGGCTAGCATGGGATTTGCCCCAGATAAGTTCAATCTGGCAAATGCTTCTGGCATCGGTCACCTGTTCGGCCTCATGCTCATTAACTTCGTATTCTCTGGATTCCTGTCAGCCGCGTTCTATCTTCGTCAGAGTCCTCTGCCTCCAGAGACGTTTGATCAGGCGCCTAAATAATTTTATGAAAAAGACTACATTCATCCTCGCGGCTCTGCTCGCGCTAACCATCACGATCACCGGCTGCGTTACTCCTGCTAATCCTTCTGGCGTCGTTGCCGTGGGTGGCGTGACGGTCAATCCCAAGGCTACCTCCGATGCCGTGCGCATCGCGGCTAAGCTCGGTGCGATCGCGGCCATCAATAAGAAACCTGAACTGCGTCCTTACTTTCAAGCGGCAGCGACGGCTATTGGCGTGGCACTCGCCTCGGGTAACACGACTCCCGAGAACATCAAGGCATGTCTGTCCGACATTACGACGGATCCTATTGCCCTCGATAATATGAACGATGCCGTTCAACTTTATTCGGATTACTTTGGTACTCTGGTCGTGAATAAGCTTGATGGCTATTCTCCCTATACCGTGCCAGTGCTCCTAGGTCTCTCTCAGGGTCTGCGTCAGGCCTATGATCTAACTGCCACGAACAAATGAACTTCTTCTCCGCCATCGTTTCGGCTATCTCGAATATCTTTGGATGGGCGATCAATCGCTCAGCTCTCAAGAACTCTGCGGATGTGAAGGTGGCCGAGAAGGCTCAGCATGAAGTCGACATGATCGATCAGACGGCCAAAGCTATTATCAAGAAAGACGTCAATGAGATACGCAAAGAACTCGCAGAATAATTGGCTCATCTCTGGCATCGGAGCCGTTTTGATCTCGTTGGCCGTATTCATTGCCCTTACGATATCACTCGTCGTAACCTCTGGATGTACCTCTACGGTCACTCCTCGAACCGTTCTATCTTCTCAGGCGAGCTGGGATGGTACCAATCAGAACTCCGGCTTCATTGCATTTGAAGGATCGGCAGGCATCATAACACCTCATGCTCGAGATCGTTATAATGCTTTGATCGAGATCTATGGTAAGAAGTTCAATCCTCCAATCACCTTTGACTATGGCGTCTGGCCATATGCAGGAGGCAATTACATCATCTCTCCACAGGCTCTGACGTACTTTACACAGATGAATCGATGGCGTAAGTCTACGACTCCATAACTGGAGATCGTATAAATATAGGGTATGGCCAACCCTACTTCACGACAGACGCTGATCGACTACTGCTTTCGTTCGCTCGGCTCTCCTGTCATTGAGATCAACATTGATGACGATCAGGTGTCGGATCGCATCGATGAAGCTATTCAGTTCTATCAGAACTATCATTCTGATGGTGTTGTTCGTAACTTCTATAAGCATCAGGTTACTCAGACGGATTATAACAATCGTTACATCACTCTGCCCGATCAGTTGATCTACGTTCTTCGAGTCCTTCCTATCGGCGCGGCCGGTGGAACACAAGGTATCTTCTCGGTTGACTATCAGCTCCATCTAAATGATCTCTACGATCTTCGTCGTCCGGGTAATCTGATCAATTACGAGATGACTCGTCAGTATCTCTCATTGATTGACATGGTGCTGAATGGCATGGATCAAGGAATCATCTTCTCTCGTCATATGCAACGTCTCGAGATCGAGTGTGACTGGTCAATGCGTATTCCTGTTGGATCGTGGGTTGTCGTTGAGTGCTATCAGACGATCAATCCCGATGACTATACTTCCGTGTATAACGATCAGTATCTTAAGCGCTATGCGACGGCATTGATTAAGCGCAATTGGGCACAGAATCTATTCAAATTCAAAGGCATGGTCCTTCCTGGCGGCGTAACTATTGATGGCACGGAACTCATGGCGCAGGCTAAGGAAGAGATCAAAGAGCTTGAACTTGAAGTGCGCAGTGTGTGGGAAACGCCTGTCGACTTCTACGTGGGATAAGTCCTACATAATACTATGCCTCGCTCCGTATACTTTGGACAGAATGTTAAGTCCGAGAAAGAACTCTATGAAGATCTTATCATAGAATCCGCTCAAGTGTATGGCTTCGACATGCAGTATCTTCCTCGTAACATCGTATCACAAGACATGTTATTGAACGAAGATACGGAGACTCGCTTCGATAATGCCTTCGACATTGAGATGTATATCGAATCGATTGATGGATATGAAGGCGATGGTATCTTGATGTCTAAGTTTGGCTTAGAGATTCGTCAGCAGCTCAAGATCGCCGTTTCTCGTCGTCGCTGGGAACAAGGCATCGGTAAGTGGAATAAGGGCTACAATAACTATCGTCCATCCGAAGGTGATCTGATTTACATTCCTGGAATTAATGGTCTCTTCGAGATTAAGTATGTTGATCTTGAATCTCCGTTCCATCAGCTAAACAATCTGCCCGTTTATAAGATGACTCTGCAACTCTTCGAGTATCGCGGAGAGGATCTCAACACCGGCAATGCTCAGATTGATGCCGTGCAAAATCAAATGTCTACACCTTCGTCATATCGTGCGATGTTCTCATATAATACTGGATCATCTGCCTTTACGCTGAATGAGTACGTCACGCTGACATATCCAAGTGGTGCGACTGGTCAGGCTAAGATTACGGATCTTCAAGTTAAGCCTACGACCGTATCAGTGGCCGCGTATTATGGAGTATTCCTAACGAGTAGTGCCACCACAATCTCTTCTGTTAATGGCATCAACTTTCGTCTATATAACGCAGGTCCTATTGATCTACCAGATGGTACGATTTCTATTGCGGCATGTGATAATCAAGGAGGCCAAAACTCATTCTTCTCTAATACGAAAAATGGCCATATCTATAAGCAAAGTTTAGCGCTGCCGGCCAATTCAAGTAGTACGACCAGTTCAGACTACTTGCATATCGTATATGGTGGAAGCAATCCTACGTCACCGACGACTTTGCAATATGATATAACCATCACTTCTACCGTGTGGTCTGGACCATTGGTCTTGAGTAATTATGTTGTGAATCGTAATCTAACAACATATTTGCCATTTACATCATCAATCAATACTATAAAAGCAAACTATCTGCAGCTTTCGAATCTGACCTTTACGGATGGATCGATTCATCCTCTTACAAATTCCGTAACAATAACCGGCGCTACAACGTCAGCATCCGGTCGATTGACACAGGTACTCACTCTTACGGATGGTGATGCCGTTCTAAATGATGGAGATATCTCGATTCAGAATAATCCGATTCAATCTCGAGCGAATGACATCATTGACTTTACGGTGGTTAATCCATTTGGCGACACGAATGATACTTAGTATATGCTGACACAGACATATCATTACAATCAGGTTATTAAGAAGTGCGTCGCCGTATTCGGTACGCTCTTCAATAATATCACGATCGGCCGTGTAGCGGAGGATGATAAGATCTCGAACGTCGAGAGAGTGCCGATCGCTTATGGACCTAAGCAAAAGTTCCTCGATCGCATCACGCAACAACCTGATCTTTCGACTGATAAGATCGCGATCAAGGTCCCTCGCATGTCATTTGAGATTACGTCGATTCAATACGATGCGGAAATAAAGTTAAATCGTCTGAATAAGAATCGCGCTCCGATTGCGGCAGATACTTTGCATTACAGTACGACTTGGCAAGCCGTTCCATATACGATTGGCATGCAGCTTAACATCTATGGGCGTAATCAAGATGATGTGCTTCAGGTACTCGAGCAGATCCTTCCTGAGTTTCAACCGGAATATACGGTCGCGGTCAAGGATCTAGAAGCACCTGGTATTAATGTCAATGTGCCGATCATTCTGAACTCCGTGAATCTGTCAGATGACTATGATGGTAGCTTTGAGACGCGCCGCACTATTGTCTATTCGCTTGAATTTACAATGCGCGTAAGATTCTCTGCTCCTCCTTCTACTCAAGGCATGATTCGTTTTACACAAACAAGTCTAACGCCTTCGATGAATACGGCCAATCCTCCAATTGAATATGTGCACGTGCATGTTGGATCTTCATCTGATACGGCATTAAATTATACGGTTGTTACATCGATCGATACGGAAGGATTCTAGAGTAAATACTATATCATGAGCTCGGACAAACAGGCAGACATACTCGCCGCGCTGGAGAATAATTTGCCAGCCGTCATGCCTCCGTCTCCTCCGCCTCCTGCCAAGTTGACTCCATCTCCCGAGAAGGAAGAACTCGTATCGGATTCTGAAGAGGATTATAAGTACTCTCGTAAGAAGTTAAAGAATCTGATCGACAAAGCCGAGGAATCTCTCGAGCGTCTGATCGTGGTGGCCGACGAGGCTGAACATCCGCGAGCCTATGAAGTCTTGGCTGGAATGCTTCAGACTACTTCGGACATGACGGATAAGCTCATGAATCTGCAGAAGAAACGCAAGGAGCTCATCGTTGGCAAGAAACCTGAAGAGGATAAACAAGGCACGACCAATGTTGCTGTCTTTGTAGGAACAACGGCCGATCTGCAGAAGCAACTCTCTTCTAATACTACTATCATCGATGCAACGAGTACTTGATCCATCTAAGGCCGGTCTCGGATATCTTGGAAATAATCAAGTCAAGCGCGACGGCGTTCAGCAGAACTTCAGTAAGCCTCAGATCGAGGAATACAAGAAGTGCATGTCCGATCCAGCATATTTTGCTCGTAAGTACTGCAAGGTCATCAATCTCGATAAGGGCTTGGTGCCTTTCGATCTGTATCCTTATCAGGAGAAGATGTTCTCCCACTTCGTTCAGAATCGATTCAACATTGTTCTGGCATGTCGTCAGTCCGGCAAATCCGTATCCGCATCGATCTATATTCTTTGGTATGCCATCTTTCAGTCTGATAAGACCATAGCCATTCTGGCGAATAAAGGATCTACGGCTCGAGAGATGTTGGCTCGTATTACTCTGGCACTCGAGAATCTGCCATTCTTTCTGCAGCCTGGATGTAAGGCTCTGAATAAAGGTTCAATCACCTTCTCAAATAACTCGCGCATCATCGCGGCCGCTACCTCAGGTAACTCCATTCGTGGTATGTCTATCTCGCTCTTATACCTCGATGAGTTCGCCTTTGTGAATGACGCAGATACATTCTACACGTCTACCTATCCAGTCATCTCGTCTGGAAAGAAGTCACAGGTCATCATGACTTCGACGATCAATGGTGTAGGCAATCTATTCTATCGTCTATGGCAGGGAGCCGTACAAGGCGCGAATGAGTACAAGCCATTTCGTGTGGACTGGTGGGATGTACCTGGACGAGATGAGAAGTGGAAGACTCAGACGATAGCCAA